ACGTTACCAGAACCATCGAAAGCAAAGATCTTGTTTGCACGATCTGTTGCAGAGATTGTAAACTCAGAACCTGTTAGTGTGTTTGTACGTGATGCCTTAATCGCACGACCAAGTTCTTCTTCATGCTTTTGCGTCATAAACACTAACTTGTCTAGCGCCTCTTCTAAGCTTTCAGCTGGGAAAGGATCGTTAGCAACTAGGTCTAAACCTTGTGAAAGCGGTTGTTCACGTAAGATAACGATAGTAACACCGCTTGCCGGGGCAGAACCAAACACCACGTTACCGCCACTAGCCGACCCTACGCCTGTAACTGTATAGTGCGTTGTTATCGTTTTGACAGTTTCTGTTCCGTCAGCTGCGCGCAAGATAACTGTCAGATCATCTTGATCGAATATCTTAAAACTATAAGCAAACGTAGTGAGCGATCCATTACCGCTGTAGCTTACTTTACTTGTACTGCTGCTTACTGTCATAGCAATTCCTTACCTTGCTGCCCTAATACCATAATTTAAACCAATTGTGTAGTCTTTCATTCAATCGCCGCTGAATAACGTGGTGCTCTTGTTGGCGCTGTATCACCCGGACCCCACCAATACTTTTGTCCAAAATCTCTACGATACTTTGTCTCTGCCCTACGAAACTTGGACCGCGCTTTTGGATCTGTCATAAGCTGTAGCTGATCCCATACCTTGCGCTCTAACGCTAACCTTGCATACCACAAAGAAGATCCCGGCAAGTATCTTTGAGTAAACTTAACAAGCTCCCCAGCTGCGTTTGTATCTTCACCAGTAGCAGCTTGGTATAAGTTACCAACACTTAATTTTAAAATATCATCGCCAAACCCAGCGACAGGACCAGCAATTGTTTCTGCTAAACCACCACCAAATCTATTAGTGCCGGAGTTTAAGAAATCGCCAAAGATACCTAAACCACCGCCTTGCATAAATGCAGCAAACCAAAACTTTGCAGTCTCTTCGCTATCACCAAACATATCACGCGGATCACGACCCTTAGACATCTCTTTTAGCTGCAATGCTAAAGCACCCATCATTGTAGTAGAGATAAGTAAGTTAGCGTAGTAGCCACCTTTACTTGATGTTTTATCTAACGTCATCCCTCGCATTAGGTGTGTGTTTACAACAGTAACGCCAAAGTTTTTATACATTGCAAAAGACCGCGATAACTCACCTGTTACCGTACCGGGTTGACTGTCACCTGTAAGGAATACACGGCCCCTAAGTGAATTAGATGGTACTGCAAAGTTTGTTTCGGTATTAATCATTTCTAAATACCGGGTTGCTACACTTTCTTTTAGACTTGCATCTAGATCTGCACGATCCATAAGGTCAGTAGGTCTTACAAATTTTGCACCTTTTTCATCATATGGTTTTGTTGCACGTATAACATCCCAATCAGATTGATTTATGTTGTAACGTTGCAACGTAGATTTAAAATTTGGATCTAAATCATTAAAACGTTTTGCAACATTACGCCCAACAAACTGTTGAAACTCCATACCAAAAGCCCACCGCCCGGCAGAGGTCATTGGCGATAGAAAAGAAGCGCGCATTACAAAATCAGATATGCGCCTTGTTACTTCTGGCCCGGACATATCACCAACAAATCGCATTTGCCCGGCAGCTAAACTTGTCCAACCTTCTGCAATTAAGCCAGAGCCAATCGCTAACTCACCTTTTTCTTTTGCGCCTAGAGGAGTAAGATATTCTAAATATTGTTGTAACGTGCGCGTTTGCGATAGCCCTGTAAACTGACGCGCTAACCGTTGAAAGTTTAAATCTGTTATAGCAGATATTGACGCAGCACCTAACTGAGCCGATTGCAATATTTGACGCAACCCGGCAAACGTAGATGCAAAAACTCCGTCTACTGGCGCATTGTTTCTACCAGTTACAGCTGAATATAAATGATCTATTTTTTTACTTGTTTTTAATGCTTTATCTTCTGCCTTTGCATCTATTTTGCCAGTAAGCGCTTTTGTTTTTGCTTTTTTACTTAACGTTTGTTTTAGAAAATTTGTAGTTGCTGTAGGATTAGGACCAAGTATTTCCATTAGTGCAATGTCACGCGACATATTTTTTACATGAGAAATCATAGTGTCAAATACATTAGGATCACCAAACTGATCTTGATATTTCATCCAACTGTTTGCATCTTTAAAAACTAAAAACCTGTGATCTTGTCGTGCATTTCCTAACGATTTACCACGCCCACCAGCGCCCGGATTTAATTTATTAAAACCGTCTGTTACTATGGCATCATACACATCAGTAAGAGCTATCTCTAATTGAAAATCATTAAATGGTATGCCAGTTGTTTGATCTATCATTTTGTTGCGGTTGAGTAACGGAGCAATATTTGTTAACCATTTTTCACGACCAGCTTTAGATATAGCAAACTTATTGTGCATTTGCGGCAATCCCCAATCTTTACGATTAGCTATATTAGAACCAGCACGATTAGCTCTCTTACGCAACATTTCCGATGTTTGTGTCCAAGCTTGTGCAAACTCTTTTGCGCTTACATCACCTGTGTTTTCACCAAAAATTTCTCTTGTAATATTTTTAAGTTTAGCCTTGCTGCGTACATTACCTATTAGATTACGGCGAAACGTACCAAGTATTTTATTCATGTTTGCAAACGCAAAGCCTGTAATCGCTTCTTCCCTTTGCACCACACTAGAAAAATTTGACATTCCATCTTGCTCAAATAAAGCAAGTGCTGCTGCGTTAGGGTCTTGTTGACCCAACCTGTTTTTATAGCTGTCTAGGTTTTTTGTTATCTCTTGCCATGTACGCATCTGCATTATTTTTTGACGCTTGCTGTGCATCTTTTTGTTTTTAATTGCATTAAACGCATCTTTGCCAGCTTCTGCTTCGGCAGCTGTTTCACTCATTTTCCCCTTGTGAAACTCTAACTGTTGCTCGTACACTTCACGCACTTGATCCGCTTGATCTCTTGTAATCTCGTTTCCGTTTTCTAGATCATCAATACACTTTTTAAAACTCATAACGGACACCTTGATATTGCATCAACCATTGCATCATCTTGATCTATTTCATCAAGCAACTTCCTAGCTGTTACTTTTCGTAAAACAACATCGCCAGTAACATCATCTACTTCTCCTAACACTTCTAACGGAAACTCTTCGTCTAAGAAGCTTTCGCTAATAGTAGGTGTGTCTAGCTCCTCAAAGCTTTCAGAGATCTCTCCAACAGTAGTTGGCCTAGCGGTCCGTCTAACTTCCGGGCCGCTTTCAACTCCACCTCTTCTAAGTCTAATACTCGTGTCTTTGAGGAGTTCCCCGGTTTCTGTGAGGACTTCATGGTATCCGTCTTGAGGTCCGTTGTTGTCGATCCTGTAATAGCCATCTGCTAAACCTTTCTTTTTAATTTCATCAAAAGTTTTGCTTGGATTTTCACCAACCTTAACTACATATTGTGGATTAATAAATCTATCCTTTGACACAAAACGTTGGAACATACGCTGCATTGCGTTGTCAAAAGATACCGCCATATCGACTACTTCTACACTATAGCCCTTTTGTTTAATCATAGAAATAGCGTCTTGTATACTTTCTGCTTTGCCGCCTACTTTTGGCAACACAATATTATCACCTTCTTCTAACAAAGTTCTAAGCAAAAGGTTTGACATTAAAGAACTTTCTTCATGGATTGCATTTGCACCGATACCACCTTCGTATTCTGGCAATAGCCTCTTTGCTTCATCTGCATCGACAATAGACGCACCCATTTTGCGCGCTATAGGATTAGCAAACGTACTTTTTCCGGCAGCTGGTGGCCCAAGTATAATTACTGCTTTCTTTTCTTTTCTAATAGCATTAGCTGGTAAATCTATCTTATCATCAACCCAGCCTAGACTGCGCGCTGTTTTAACCATATCGCGCATAGCATCGTCAAAAGTACCGTTGTTACTACCGTCAACAATGTACTGTCGTTGATTAAACCAATTTGACATACTTTCTACATCGTTTTCATCTTTTGGAAAGCCCGGCATTTTATTCGTTTCGGGCCTAGTTTCCATATCTTCAACGGCTCTTACAATGTAAGGATGTCGTATTAAAGTTTCATTATTAGGATTATTTTTAAGTTGCCGCTGAAAATCTAATTTGTATTCATCAAGTATTTCATTCACATCTAGATCTTGACGCAACCCAGCATCTAATATTCTAGCTTGTTCCTCTGCACCCTCGCTAAACAGACTGTCAAATTTGTCTAGCTCAATTTCCTCTGCATCTGTTCGTATCTGAGGGATTTCTTCTGGAGCATCGAAAGAGCGTCCAGCATCGCTAATTTCTGCGCGGTCAAACTCGCCATCTGAAATTGCTCGTCGGACATCCTCGACAAAGCTTGTTGTAGAGCGGTTGTAGTTCCCGGTTTCTTTTGCTTGCCTTGCTGCTGCTGTGAGGGCTTCTGAGAGGTTGCCCTTCCTGTTTGCTTGGCTTTGGAGGAGCGAGATCGCTTTGCCATCGTTTGTTGCCCTTCTTTTGTTTGCTTCGTTTGCTAGTTTGTTACCTTCATCTTCCAGCCTATCAGCATTTTTAATTAAATTCTGGAAAGAGTTTTTATCTTTGCGTAGTTGTTTTTGCGCCCGGTCTAAAACTCTTGCGCGCTCGGCAAACAAGCTTTGCGTTAATACTTCTTCACCAAATAAATTTTCTTGCGTTTCGCTAACAAGTTCTGTTTCGCGTACCTGACGCACTATTGCTTCCGCTTGAAACTCATTAGATGGTTCAGTTTTTGACAATACATCTAACGCTGCTTTTTGCATTACAGCATCATCTGACATTAGCCTACCAACAATAGCTGCGTAGTTTGGCGCAACTATTTCGTTTTTAACCATGCCCCACGCATCATCTGACAACTGTGACAAGTCTCTAGCCTGTCGAACAAATGCAGATTTTGGCGGTAGCTCAGTAATTCTATCCGGGTTTATGCGTAGTATCTTTGCTGCATCTATAACAGTGCCAGTACCTTCAGCTATATTTTTAAGTGCAGCGATAACAGTTGCTTCATCCGGCGTAATGCCATCTTTCTCACGCAACCTAAAACCTACCATACGCACATCTTGCTTGGGATCTTGATCCATAATACGCTTGGCTAAACCTAGCCGCTGGTGTCCATCTGCTACGAACAAACGACCATCAGCGTATTCATACACTGTAATCATTCCAGCTTTTATTGGATCAAACTCTGTTACACCTTCTAACCTATCGGTAACACCGTATATGTCACCACCTTCTTTAAACTGAAATGTCTTGGCATCTACATCAATATCGCGTGGATTAAACTCTTCAACTACTCCACCTATATTGTTGGCTTGGTTTATATTTTCTGGTATTGTTACTTGCGCTTCAGTATTGTCTGAAAGCTTTGGCATCTCACCATCGTTAATTGCAACCGTTGCTTCTCTTAATCTGGATTGATGTTCTAGCTCTCCGGCAGCTGTTTTTTGTAATGGATTGCTTTCACCTATAGATTGTGTCGCTTCCTCTAATATTTCAGCTGCTTGCTGAATATCTGTTTTCTTTCCCCGGCTTAAAACTTGTGCGCCTTTTTTCGCTTGCTCTACTGTAAGCCCTATAGTTTTGCCACCGATTTTTAAACCAATAGGAAACGCTCCACCAATTACAGCAGCACCACCAACGTTAGTTACAAAATCTTCCCAAGTGTATTCTAATCCTAAACTTTCATACCAATCTTTTACACCGGGTTGCTGTATTGCCTCGACACTAGCATTAGTAATTGCCTCTCCAAACACAATACCTAAAAAACCTTTACCAAGCCTAGCAGCTGGGATTGCCATAAATGATTGGTTAATAGGATCTTCTGCACCAGAACCTAAAAAACCTAGCAGCCTAGCGCTTGCCGCACCAATACCCGGAGATCTCTCCGTCAGTTCAGCTAGTTCGCTTTGCTCAGAAAAATATTTATTTCTTGCTTCTTGACGCCAAATATCATCACGCCCTGTATCTAATACAGTGTTGACTATGTTTTCTGGCAAAACATCTTGGTTTTGTTTAACATATTTTTCTATTTGTTTTATTTCAAAATCGTAACGTTGTGGTCCGTAATATCTTGCTGCTTCACCCGAAACTATTTCAAAAACATTTGGCCTAATGTAATTACCGGGATTTTTAAAAGACATACCAGTTACATCTTGTATTTCTTCAACAATCGGCTCCCATGCGTCTTTTATATAACGCTCTTCTGATGATCCACTTTGCATTAAGCCAGCATCAAAAGCTTGAGAAAGGTTTTCCAAAAACCCACCTAACGGTTTACTTGCTCTAGGAGCAGAGGCAAACGCCAGTTTATTTACTTCGTTTGGTAAATAGCTAGCCATTAATTATCTTCCGGGTAATCTTTAATTAAATTTAATACGCCTTGAACAACAAACTTATTTACTTTTAAATTATTTTGTCGTGCGTATTCTTCAATGTCGCCAGACGTAAGGGCTGACAACTCAAGCGCTTCTTGTTTTAAACTTTTGTGTATTTGTAATACGTAACGCGCTTCCATTTTTAAATAGTCTCGTTCTTCTTTTCCGTCTATTTCTAATTCATCAAATTCATCAAAAGTTAAAAGAAAATTACCATTAAGTTTTTCCCCACCTGTAGAAACTTTAGAAGGTTTGCCGGAAGTATCAGGACCAATACCAGCTAGATCTAGTATTTTGTTCATTCTTTTTATTTCGCTTTTTGTTTGCCCTACAGTTGTTCTGCCGTAATCACCGATTGTTTCTGATCTTCCGGGTACGGTTTCAAACTGCCGTGAAGATGTAGATCCCGGTAATGGTTTGCTGCTATTATCTACAGGTTCATTTGTAACTTGCGCCGCACCTACCGCACCGCTGCCACCACCCTCTACTTTAACAGCTGGTAGCCTAGACGCTGTTACAAGCTCTTCCATAGTAAACATAATATCGTTGCCATCGTTATCAGTCATAACACCAAAATCGCCAGATCCATACTGACCACGAATAACACCGTAAACAATTTTACCGTTTTCACGACCAAGCGCTTGTAAACTATATCCATCACCATCTTGTATCTGATTGAAAAGCTCTTCATCTATTAAGGTGCTAGTAGCTATTGCGCTAAAATTTTCTCTTGTTATATCTTGTAATGCTTGCTCTACTTCTTCAGATGTTCTATTTGGTGGCAAGATAGTTTGCACATTTAAAACTTTTTGCACACCACCAGCTTTGCCGTTTGTTCCACTTGCAATCTGCACAGCTTCAATCCAAAGATCTTGGTCATAGTCCTTTTCAACCCTACGTGATAACACTTCTGCGTAATACGCTAGCGCAACATCTTTAATATTCTTTTTTAAATTTGCATTAAGTTCACCCGGCAACAATTCATACGCTGCGCCAATAACTTCAAACATTGTGCTTTCTGCTTCACGCATATCACCGCCCTCTATCGGCACACCGTTTGCGTTTATTTCTTCTATACCTTTAAATATTACTTCAGCTTGTGGCATAAGACCATCTTGCATAAGGCCAGCAACGTGCATTGTGACAGGCGCTTGCCCAGATAGTTGCTCAAGCACAGACCCGGCGTGTCTGCCAAACATTTGATTTATACTAGTAATAGCTTGCATTTTTTCTAAAGCTGTACCTTTGTTTAAACTTGGAGCATATTTAGATACTTCTGCTGGCGTAAGAAATTTTATAGGACCATCAAGCTCATAATGACCATGTATTGCAATTGCATCGTTAATTCTTTTAGGAATACCAGTATCTGCTAAAGACGTTGCCCCCGGTCTATCTAAACGCCCAGCTTCTAATGAATTTTGTACTGCTTGTGGAGATAAATCTATTGGAGTTATATCTACAGACCCTACCGTAGACGCATAGCCTATAGGATCTGATTTAAGCTGTTTTTCCATGTTTGCTTTAAAACCGCGCAAAAACTCTAGACCTAGACTTGCCTGACCTTCTGTAAGATCTGGCCTTTCTAAGCTTTTTATTAAATCATCTATCCCTTTAGCGTTACTTACACCTTTTACAGCTTGGGAAAGATTGTTCAAAAAACTTAAATCAGCAAGACCTTGTGTGAGTTGCGCTTGATCTGCTTCTTCTAAAAACGGCATAGTCTGTTGTGCTAAAGCTTGTAACTGATCTATTGCGCCATCAGGTAACGACAAACCTTTTTGTATTGAAGAAGTGTAATCAGTTACTGTGGACATAGCTTCTTTGCCAGCCTGTATATTTACCCTTTCAAGTTTCTTTTGTTCAGCTGATGGAGCATCAAAAAACGCTGCACCAGCGCCAAGACTTTGCAATAGTTTTGCTGCATCATTCATCGGCAACATCTCAAGCAAACCAATCTGCAAACGCCCGGCTTGACTATTCGCTAGCACACTTTCTCTACCGTCTGCTCTTTCTTCATCTGGCCTACTTTGCAATTGCTGTAACTCATTTAGAGTAAGTCGTAACTCCTCTAGATCTTGTACAGGTGTGCCGCTGCTGTTGAGCGTCGCACGTATGTTGCCAAGAATACCATTGTACAAAGCATTGTACTCTTGCTGCTTTAATGCACCGGGATTGCCTAAACCTAGCTGTGCAAGCCTAACAGAGTTAATGCCAAAGTTGTTTGCGTGGAGTTTTGCTTCGTTTAGTTCTTTAGCGTTTGCAATGTTTTGGGAAAACTGCACCGCTGCATCGGCTCTTGTTTTCTGCGTAGCTGCATCAAGCTTTGTATCTATCGTACCGCGTAAGCTATACCTATAGGTTAGCTCCATCTGATTAAAACGATCAGTTAATATGCGTTGACTTTCTCTATCCCTTACACCGTCAAGCAAATCTTCTCTAGCTGTTTTACTAGCTAGCGCCCACTGACCTTCTTCTTCTTTGCCACCCTCATTGAAAACTGAAGAAAGTTCTCCCGGCTCAACTCTTGATAGTCTGCGCGCGTCCTCTCGCAACGTTTCTTCACCAGCGAGTAACTTTTGATTTATCTGCGCTTCCCTAGCAGCTTTGTATCGCGTAGCAGCAAACTCACCAATTTGGTTTGTGGCAGCTTTGAACACACCAGCTTTAGCTTCTGCCTCTCTAATAAAAGGTGCAGCACTTGCTCTTGCTCTAAAACTACGACCCGGCGCTTCGCCTGTAGGTGTGCTACCAGCACGATAGATAGGTATACGCATTAATATTTACCTTTTTTAAAATTACGCAAAAGCTCTAGTATCGTAACCAATACGCGCAGCAGAACCAAAACCAGCTATTAAGCTTGCTGTACCTTGCGATCTTAATGCAGCAGCTGATGCACCAGCTTCCATACGCGATAACTGCGCTGTTAGTCTTGCATCTTCTTGAGCATCGTTTATCTGCATATTGGTGACGTAGTTATTAAACTTGTCTACAGCAATTTCATAATCGCTTTCTCGCCCACCCTCACGTAAAACTTGCATTGGTGTACCTACAGCAATATCAACACCAGCATAAGCAAACCCGGCTACAGCCTCACCTTGCGTTTTGCGAAACGCCATACGCTTACGTTTGTTAGAAATAAGCACATTATTATTAATAATAGTGCGTTGATTTTCTAGTAGATTAACATCACGCTCAATGATTTTTGCGTTAAACTCACCAACTCTTGCAGCCGCTGCCGCTGCTTTATTGGCAGCTTGCTTGTCTGCTATGCCGCCAGCAACTTGCGTACCCATCATTAAAAATGGCAGTGCATCCATTTTGCGTACCTTTCGTAATCTAAACCATCTGGCCCATACTTGTGCATTACACCTTCGCTAGTAAAGCCTAAAAACTTTGCAAGCTTATGTGCATTTGTAAAATCTGACCTGACAACAGCTTGTACTCTTGTCAGTTTCAGTCTTGTTATGGCGGCATCTAACTCACGTTTAACTAAACGTACTGTCTGTATTCGCTTGCCGTTCATTTCTCGCGTAGGCAAAAACCATGCTTCTGCTACACCTTCCCATAAAGGCGCTAGACCTGTAACTGCGTAAACCTTGCCTTTGTCTATAAGTGCCAAGCCTCTACCCGGCTGTAAATAAACAGGCATTGCAGAAAGGACTAAACCTAACTGCGAATTATTTTGCAACGGAACACGATCCGCTACATCCAAAACGTGAACTTTACTAAGTGGTCTTGCTATCATTTATCAAAAGTATTCATCCTTGGGTACAGCGCTAACACCGTTAAGGGCAATGGCTGCGTCTGCTGTAAGTATATCCTATCATCATCGTCAAAGCCACCGGGAAACTCCACATCTTTATCACCTGAGAATAAAGGTACAGCCGCGTCCATATCCATTGAGCTATCACGGAAAAATATACGATCCATTTCGGAACTATCATTACCTACTTCTACACCCACCGTTTCAAACAATCTTACTGTAATACCGTGTATTCTTTTTGGCTTGCCTTGACTTGTGCCATCGGAAGATCCGCTTTCGATCCGTAGGGTTTGCATATTAGAAGTGTATCCATACCCAATAGCTGCGCTAGTTGCTGAGAAATCAAGTGTTATAGATGCGCTTGATACAGTCTTATTTGCATGACTTGCACCATTAGCAAGTACAGAAACAGTTTCACCCTCTAAATGATACAGCGTACTAAAACCACTTACTGCACCACCCGAATACGACAACCCACTATCTACGAAAAATGCTGCTGTTGTTGTGCTGCCGAAATCAAAATCCTTCATGCGTTCTACATATCGCCGGGTAACACTATTGATAGTGCGTTTGACAATCATGTATAGTTCGTCATTACCTGTATCTGTAGGCAAGGTTGCAATGCTTTCTACTACAGCTTGCCCACCAGAAAAACTGCCACCGATTACGTGTTTATGCCAAGCAACAACTTGCTCTTCACGCCGATACGTTAAACCTATTAGCGCACCATCAGAACGTATAGCCCATACAATATTCTCTGGTTCTTGCTGGTACGCAAAACTTTCTAGACCACCTTCAGTAATATGTTCTGCTAACACTGTAAGATCCGGCGCTTGATACCCGGCAGTGTTTACCTCACCAATATATTTAAACTCTCGCACCTTCCTGTTGCCGCGTTGCAGAAACAACGTAACATCTGCGACTTGAACAGGCTCTGTATTAGCCGATCCATAGTTAGAATACTTGCGAATTTGCGTTGTAGTCGGCGTAATGGGGCCATCATTTGTAGTTGTAAGAACGTACTCACCGCCGGAAGTACCAATAGTTAGCACTCGCGTAGCTGATAAATACCTAATATTGTTCACTTGGTTAGATGCAATGGTGTAGATTAAGGCATCATCAGCATTAGTTCCAGTTGAAAAGTTTAAATAATCTGCACTTTTACTAAACCATAAGGCTTGTGGATTGTTATTTGTTGCTGCAAAGACAAGTCTTTGTTCAAAAAATGTAACAACGCTTGGATAATTATCAGTACCTGACAGTGCTGGATTAGGAGATCCAGTAATTGTTGCTGTGGCAAATGTCCAAGCATTATGATTTGTACGTGACAAAGTACGAATTGCGTAGCTTGGGTGAACAAAATACATAATATCTGCACTTTGAGCAAAACGTAAATTAAATATATCAGCCGCTGCGTATGGCGTTGCTACTTCAAATATTTCATCTACTGCACCGCCGGATGTATAAGTCGTGAAGCTTGTTGTGTTAATGTTGGTTCCAAACAAATTCTGCAATGTGAATGTGTTTGTTGTAACGTTAGCCACTTTATAATTACGACCATTTAATTCTGTCATACCGCCGACATTATCTAAATATATTTCATCGCCGTTGCTGTAGCCATGAGAAGATATTGTTACTACGCCGGGGTTTGCTTTTGTAACAGCTGTAATGTTTTGTGCAGATCCTTTTAAAACCTGAGAACCATTGCGATACACACGCATTATCTGATCGCCAAACACGAGTATGTATGTGTCTGTTGTTTTAAATTGAAATGGTATTAGTCTAGTTTTAACACTGCTATCTTTTACAGTGCCAAGATACTGCGTACCCGGCCTACGTGTTACACCACCATGAGGCTGCACTACCATATTAGTTAGATCTGACAAACCAGCCTTGTACTTTTCTAGCGTAATACGCCCTTCTAGGCGTGGCGATATTTCACCAGCTGTAAATGTACTTAATGAAGGTGCGGATCTCGCCATTACATTCTTGCCTCAATGAAGTCATTAGCTTCGATACGTTCTGGCGCACCCTCAGTTGCGTCTTGAAACGTACTTTCTTTTAGTTTCCTATCGTAATCAGCTGCACATAACTGTCTTACAGTTGTAGATCCTGTGATTGCATACGATATTTCATACGCTAATCTAGCCGCTAATGTTTCAATTATCCCGGCATCGTACTGTTGTGGGTCCGTAATCCGGGCAACATACTTGATTTTTGCAGTACCTTCGTCTGTTAACAGCTTACGACCCTCAATAATAAACGCCGGAGTATCGCTATTGCTTCTCATATTATCATAAGGATAAGTTAGAGTACCATTACTAAACTCTAAGACACGCAAGCAATAAGGATCTGTAGGCAGCGCATATTGTTTACCATAACCATATGTAGGCGCTGTACTCTCTTGTGCTAGCTCTGCCCTACGAATTAAACAATTCCAAGGATGCGATCTAAACACACTATCTCTTACCGCTTCGTATCGCTGGTTTACAATGCGCGCTGGTTTGCTGTTTTCATCTAGCGCAGTAATATTAGATGCACCTAAACTGTTAAGCGCATAGTTAGCAATATCAACGGTACTTGTCATTCTCTATCTCCAATAAAAAAGAGGGGGCGCAAACGCGCCCCACTCTATTAGTCTAGAACGTACTTAACAGTTAGTTCAACAGTACCAGTGCCAGCTGCACCGCCCATTGTAACCGTTACAGGTACACCGTCTTCGTTAGCGTCTAACTCTGTGCCGGAGCCTAGAGCTAGTGTAGCGATTACGTCTACCTTTTGCGCTGATGTAGAAGCCGCTGCCGCTTTATAAGCTGCCGCTGCCGCGCTTACCGCTGTACCAGCTGCGTTAGTATGTGCAGCATAGCCAACAGACAAGGTTGTGGATGAACCCATTGCATCATGTGCAAGCGATCCTTCTAACAATCTTGCGCCATCAGGCATGATAAACATCTCAATAACGTCACCAGACGCTAAAGAAGATGCTTCAAAAGTACCATGAGCAACTCTAATTCTGCCGCTCATTTCGTTTGCTTTATTCATCACGGCTGGTGTAGCTCGTGAATTAGTTCGTTGTGCTGAATAAACAGTAGCCATTAGTCAACCTCCTTATTCGTTACACGCAATTTCTACTACTTTACTTTCTTCCATGCGTGTAGCACCGATAGACTGACAGTAATAGACTTGCGTTGAGTAAGATTTATCAGCACGTTCATCAATACGAGCAGATGGTTCTTTACCAATTGCTAGCTTGATACCGTCACTGGCAAAAGCAATAACCTGACGGTCACTGTTGCTGTCAGTGTTCAAACGATTAGATACGATAAAGTTAAAACCAACAAATGAGTTTAGCTCACCTGTAGCCAAAGCCTTAACAGTATTAAAATCACTTGACGTTACGGTTGTATTGTTAAGCAGATCAGAGATTTGCTTTGGCGATACAATTATGTGCCGTGTGATTGATGGATCAACAGAGTTTGCATCTAAGGTTTCTTTTGCACTTAGAAGCTTCGCAATAGTTAACCCGGCGCTGCCATGTGCAATTTTCTGTCCAGCTGGAAGCGTTGTAGAAGTGCTACCATCTTTACCAGTAGTTGACGTACCGAGAGCAGCAGTGATAATTACATCATCCATTGCTCTACCCATAGCTGCCGCTGCTGCCCTAGAATAAGTAGATGTTGGATCAGCTAGCAAACGTACTTTGTCTGCATCGTCGATCAAATCTGCGTATTCATAGTCTGCCATTGTTACCATCCGTCTGCTGTGTGGTGTTTCCACCAAAGGCGTATCAGCATGGCGTGAAGTTCGTAGAACAGCTGCCGCTGCACCTACTTGGTCGAAAAAAGCTTTTTCACCGTTCACACTTTCCGAGTCTACTGCATCTCGCAGCAACGAACCCATTTGCTGTGATAGCATTTGGATATTCGCGGAAAACTGTTGAACAAAAGCTGTAGTAATCTGAGTAGACATAAGTCTCTCCTTTACAGTTTAGGTTTAAGTTTGCTGCGCGTGGTTATCCCTTTCGGGGCCAATGCTACTAATTAGGTTAGCTACTCCGCTTGACGCACAAGCTTGACGTTCTGGGCCTTGCGGTTATCCAGTAAAATAAGAACGTAAGTGCAAAGCTTCATCAATATAATTTTGATGTTCAGCGTGGAATTTATCCCAATAGGGAGATCCTTGTTGAACAACTTCATTATATCGCTGTTTTGCATCTTGCGAACTCATAACCATTTCAGTCGTTTCACCGACTAAATTATCTTCTCCTAGAAGTTCAGCTACTTTTGTAAACGCTCTGACAATCGCCGGGTGATCCCCTAGCAATCTACCGTCTGCCAACTGCACTTCAGAAAAAATCTTTAAATCGTTTTCATTCATTACAGTTTGAGAAGCCGACCTTGCCATTTCTAAACGTTGGTCAAAGTGATCTCCAAACTGCTGTCGTAACTCTTGCTCCCCGGAAAAACGTACCTCTTCTGCACGTTGCTCTAAAACTTGCCGACCAGTATTTACTTGATCTGCATACAAACCAGCAATCTCTTTTGCTTGCTGATTAGACAGTCCAAGCTCATAGGCTTTGTTTTTAAAAGCATCAAAAGATGTTTCGTCAAATACATCCGTTTGCTCTAGTTCATAATTAGACGGATCTTGTGGAGCGCCTAACTTTTGATAAACTGCGCGCCATTCATCCGGCGTAGCAGACTGACCGGGTATAACTACCTTATCAGCACCAATCATTCTTTGCGCGCTAATGTGGCTTTTTGCTAGCTCGTTAGCACTTGTAAATTTGTTAATCAAAGGATCTTGCTGGTACGTTTCATCTAACGAACTTAGCCAATTACCTTCACTAACAGGTTGTGCGACTTCTTGTTGTGCAACTGGCTCCTGTACTACAGGCTCCGCTGCAACTGCTTCAGCGACTTCTTGAGGTCCAGCATCTTGGGTTATCTCTTCGCTCATTGGGTATTCCTATCCTTACTTTTTCCTTCAGCCAACATACTGACGATCAATAATATTGCTGCGCGTTGGCCTTCTTGGAAAGCTGATTGATGGGGATCGCCAGAAACAAAAGTGGTTGTCTCAAAAGCAAAACGCTTTTTAAGATCACTAAGCACTTGCTCCCCATCCTCCGTATTAAATGTACGGCGATAGGCGAGTTTAATTTGTTCTAATTCTTTCATATTTGTCCACGTTGTTGAGCATCAGAGGCTACCTTTAACGCCGGGGCTAGCTTTTGCGCTTGATCCGCTATAGCCGCCTCTTGCTGCGCTTGTGCTTGTTGAGCTTGCGCCTCTGCCCTTTGTCTGCGTAATTGCTGTACTTCATTCGGACTACGAATAACACGCGCCGGAATACCTGTTGTTTCAACTAGATACTGTACAAGCTTATCATCATCTAGATAATCCATCACTGGCGCTACTTGCTGCATCTGCAACAATACCTCAAAACCACGCAACATTGACTGTAGATCTGTCATTTTCTGCGCTTTTGCTAGCGGTGATACATATTCAATATCTATGTCCTGACCTTGAAGCTCCTCCGGAGCCGGAGGGAGGAGACCGTTTCGGAGGAGCAATGCAAAGGATCTAGAGATTAGCGGTTGAAGCAACTCCGCTTGCAATCTACCTAGCACCGGGCCAAGCAATCGCATCTTCTCTTCGTTCCTTTGCAACACTTCGGTAGCAGTCATAGACGGTCCATTTGCCATTAGCAGCTGATCTACAAAGAAAGCTTGTCTTATAGCATTACGTCTTTGCTCTTCCATATTCAAACCTAGAGGGTTGTTAGCTCCTATCTGCAACGGCTCTAGTCTATCTCTCGTACCTGTACGGTAAAAGTTTAATGCCCCCGGAGTTGTCCTAACTGGCAACATAAACCCATCATCAGGAACCATCAGCGGAGGGTCGATCTGTTTTTGAGCAGCCCTAATTGTCGTTTCTGCCATCTTGTTTAGCATTTTAGTATCAGGTAGCGCGTTCATTGCCGGGCTACGCCCATAGGTACTAACACTATCTTTAACAAAACGCGGAACCATAAACGGAAAATCGTCAAATCCACTTTCAGATAACAGCTGTCTTGTATCAGCCGTATAGTAAATAGAAGCTACAGGCTTGCTTTTCTTTGCTCTACCTTTGCTTTCTTTACGTGGATGCACCACATGAACAATAGAATGTTCTTTGTACGGCTCACTATCCAAGTCTTTCTTAATTTCTTTTGGTAAGTTTTCCTCACCAAACTGCATAGCAATACTTCGTGCTGTTAATTTAAACTTACGAAATACCGTATCAACGCGACCCTCTGCATCTTCACTGATACAAATCTCCGCTATATGCCGGGATGAAAAACGTAAACCTTCCGGCGAACTCTCTACATAAAAAGCAGCTGTACCAAATACAACCAAATCATAATACAACTCATGTATCTCTTGTTGAAAGTTAGACCTATGAAAAGCCTGATACATTTGATCTATTGCAACTTCCAGCCATTCATTAGCCGCATCGTTTTGTTGTAACGCCGGGTTTCGGTAGCGCATGGAAAACCAAGGTGTGCTTGGGGAAGTAAGCATACCATGTAAACTACTAGCTAATAACTCAACAGCATGGATCGCTGTACCATCAAAAAGCAATTCAGTACGCTTGTCACCTTGCTCTCTTTTCTTGGTAATGTCTGCTTTACGCGGCAACATATAATCTGCTAGCTGTTGCCAGTGACTTTCCCAGTTAGATCTCTGTCTTTGCAGCGTCTTATATCGTCTATCAAGCTGCGCTATCATAGGTGTAACTTGCGCCATTACATTCCTCCATACCCGGACATTAATGTTTTACGCTTCTTACTTTTAGCGCCGCCTTGTGTGCGACCAGCCATACGCTGATTTAAACGCTCAATTGGATCTACCGTAGAGTTTTTCATATTTTTTGCTGGTTGAGAAGATTTCTTACCCATAGCACCAGCTATATTCTTTGGTCGTTTACCCATCATGCTATTAATCCAGCGCCAGCTAATCCGGGTGTAGGCTTGAGAAGTGTACCAACACCAGTAGTTGCATCACTTAACAACCCTTGTGCAGTCGTAAGTATCGTAGCTTGCCGACCTCTTTCGTAAAAATCTATAGCACTATCTTCACCAACACCTGTACTAACTGCACTTGCCGCCGCTACATTTTCTGCACCTGTAGAGGCAACACCAGCGCTAGATACGTTTGAGTAATCAGTATTATCCACAGATGTATCTGCTGTATTTATGACGGTTGTTTGTGTATCTATTACATCGTTAATACTTGTATCTGCATCACCTGTCGGGCTACCTGTATTAATATCAGTATCATCCGTATCAATAGTATCTACAGTAGTTACCGTATCATCCGTAAGCATAGCTTGTGCAGAGGGAGGCTTTGGAGCCATCAAAGCCGCACCCACAACAGCACCACCAGCCGTTGCAATCAACGTACCTGTTGTACC